ACGTTTTTACACCCAAACAAAGAAAATTACTAGATGATTACAAAGCAGTTGTACCTGTTGTTCCATCTACTGTCCATCGTTATGATAATGTTGAAACACCATTACCTAAGGTACCCCCTCATATTACATTATCTGGTAATTATAATTCTGTAGTTTTCCTACAAACCGCCCATGACATGCAATTCTATCATCATCATTTACAAGAACCAATAGATATGTACCAACTAGAAAACAATGACATCAGCTTTAATTTAGAAAATTGTGTTGTCTCTCTGGCTAAAAAACCAATTAAAAAGTCAGAATTTAGCTGCCTCATGCCTGTGTTAAGAACTATAAATCCACTCCTTGGTAATACTTCTCAAAACAGCCTATTGAAATCTCTGGAAAAAAGAAATTTTGCTGTTCCTAAACTTAGTACTAATGTTATTCCAGCTAAAGTTGTCGGTGAGTTTATGTTTACCAACTTCTTAGATACCTATTTCACCTGTTTACAACCTTTTGACAAAATATCTTACAACGAAAGACTCATTCGAGAGTGGTTGACGACTCAACAGTCAGATGCCATGATTAAAGAGACAGACGTTGTTCCGCTATTTATGAAAAGGGTTAATGCCTACAACGTAAGTGTCAAGCGTACAGCAAAACCCGTACTAACTGACACCGCCGTACTAAGTATACCACCACTACAAACTATAATGTACCAAGGAGCATACTTCAATCTTTTATTTTGCCCGATAATGCGTGAACTGCGTGACAGATTTTTATCTATATTATGTCCCCGATTTATCATCTACACCGGTATGACCCTTGAACAACTTCAGTCAAAAATGGATTACTACTTTAGTCGTTTGATTGACACCTACGCTCTTGAAGTGGATATGAGCAAATATGACAAAAGTCAAGGTGAAATTTGCCTAGAATTCGAGTTGAGATTATTCGCATTTCTCGGCTTAGATAGCGATCTTTGCGATCTATGGCGCGATATGCATGAAACATCATCTATTTATGATCCTCAGAACAAAGTCAAGGCACGTCTGAATTATCAGAGAAAATCTGGCGATGCTGCTACCTTTTTTGGTAACACCACCGTTTTGATGGCTATTATGGCCGTTCTTTATGACATGAAAGACTGTGCTCTGGGTTTGTTTGCTGGTGACGACTCACTTTTATTTTTCAATACACCTGTTGTTGACAAAAGTCATATTTGTTCAACCTTATTTAACATCGAATCAAAGTTACTATCTTATCATTCCACTTATTTTTGCTCTAAATTTATTATCATTACTGACGCAGGTTGCTTCGTCGTGCCTGATCCTGCTAAACTTTTGGTCAAGTTAGGTCGTAGTGACATTCGGAACTTTAAACATCTATCTGAATATGT